TCTAATACCTAAAACACTACTTACTTGTAACCCTAGTAAAGAATGGGTGTATAGTAACTTCTATAAGCCACACAAAGAAAATAGACTACCAACATATCGGAAGTTCATACAATCATTAGCAACCGATAATAGACATATATCTAAACACTACAAAGACCAGCTTGAAAAACTTGATTATATAAGTAAACAAAGACTACTGTATGGTAATTGGGAATATGACGATAGTGAAGATAAGCTAATAAACTACAATGCTATATTAGGTGCTTTTGAATTACAAGATACACCTAGTGGCACAGGGTACATTACTGCTGATATAGCTAGGTTTGGTAAAGACAAGACAGTAATAATCTATTGGAATGGCTTACGAGCAGAATACTTTAAGGTATTAGATACCAATAGTATCACACAAGCTGCTGATGAAATACGCATAATACAAAGAAATTATAATGTTTCTTTAGGTAATATAATAGTTGATGACGATGGTGTAGGTGGTGGTGTTAAGGATATATTGAGATGTAAAGGCTTTATAAACAATTCTAAGGCACTTAAAAATGAAAACTATATCAACCTTAAGACACAATGCTATTATGCCCTTAGCGACGCTCTAAATAAGTCTAAGGTGTATATTAACTGTACTAATATAACCCACAAGAATTATATTATACAAGAATTAGAGCAAGTTAGACGTAAAAACTTTGATAAAGACACTAAATTACAATTAGTAAGTAAAGACGAAGTTAAGTTAGCTATTGGTCGTTCACCAGACTTTAGTGATGCTTTAGCTATGCGAATGTATTACGAGTTAAAACCACAGGGTGTTTACTATGTGCAGTAAAAAGAATGGGGGCAGTACTTCGCTCATCGATTGACCACCCCCTGTTGTTGAACAACTATTAATTAAGACAAATACAGTGCGAATATACCCAATTTTAAACTTTTATATTTTATATTATGGATTTAATTATTAACAACACAAATTATTCTATACCTACCGATTGGTCGCAAGTATCTTTAGGTAAGTATATGGATTTTATGCTTAGTGTAGATGGTGTTGAAGATGAATTAGAAAAAACAATAATAACTATCAGTAGTTTTACCAATGCACCTAAGAAGCTATTACAAGGTTGTAAGAAGTCTGATATAGATGCAGTAATGAGTGAACTTGGTAAACTAATGGATAAAGAAACCAACAAAGACCTTAACTTAGTTATTACAATAGACGGTGTAGATTATGGTTTCCACCCTAACTTACACGAACTAAAGTTAAAAGAGTTTGTAGATTTAGATAATAAGTTAGCTGATGGCTGGGGTGCTATGGATAGCGTAATGGCTATTCTATACAGACCTATAACAGAACAGAAAGGTGAAAAGTACAAAGTAGAAGAATATGACTTTAGAACTGCTAAGAAACGAGCAGAGATATTTAGGGATAATCTAAGTGTTAATACTGTCAATGGTGCAGCAAGTTTTTTTTTGACTATCGCAACGGATTACATCAGCACTATGCAAGTCTATTCAAAGAACCTATCGAGGAGAGAGAGAAGAAAACTTTTAAGACAGAAGAAGAACAATTTAACGAAAAATACGGCTGGTACAGTCTAATATATAATTTAGCTAATGGTGATATATTGAAGTTTAACGATGTTTTAGAACTAACAGTAAATGAATGTTTTAACTTCATAGCATACCAAAAGGATTTAACACACATACAGAACAAGAAATGATATATAAAGGGCAACAGATAAAGAACGTAACGCTTAATATGTTATATGACCTATTTAGAAAGTTAGGTAATGATAGTTTAATTATTAAGACCACTACAATAGGTGATATATTTGAAGTAGATTTAGTAGAAACAACTTACCCACTACTTCACATTACTACAAGTACTGCTAACTATACACCTAATGTATTAACTTATAACTTTCAGTTTATAGTTATGGACTTAGTAAGCAAAGATGAAAGTAATGAAGAAGATGTATTAAGTGATATGTTGCAAGTTATCGGTGATGTTATTAGTAACTTAAAAAATTCAGACTTCGATACAGACTTTGAAGATTTTAGACATAGCATCAGAATACAAGATAATATAGCTTGTGAACCATTTACTGAAAGATTTGATAATGAAGTAACAGGTTGGACTGCTACAATCAGCATTAGTGTAGATTTTAATTCTAGTGCTTGTAGTGGTGATGTTGCTTACTAACGCTAAGTATCTAAGAATGAATAAGTTACAACGATTAGGGAACAGCAAAGTAACACAAACAAGAATATATATACTATATAAATACTATATATAATATAATACTAATATAAATACTATATAATATAATATAATAAGAACTTAAATTAAAAAAAATGGCAACAACAATTTCATCTGCTACACTAACAGTTCAAATAAAAGAAGAAATAACTTTAGGTGGCACAACTTATGACCAAACTGTAAATCATACTATTTCAGGTATTGGTAACTATATGAAAAAGATATTACCTTTAGGTGCAAGTGCAACTCATATAGTAAATACATTTGCAACTACTCCACGTAACAATGAATTTGATATAGACGATTTAAAATACATTAGAGTAACTAACTTAGACGATACTGATAGTTTGATAGTAAACTTTATTGATAACAGTACTGCTAATGCTTCTATTGAAATACAAGCTGGTAAATCAGTAGTATTATTTGATACAGATATTTCAGGTAACAGTACAGGTGCTGAAATTACTGCTACTACTCAAATAGACAGTTTAAAAATACATAACCCTAACGCATCTATAATAGATTGTGAAATAGTTATAGCTACTGCTTAATGACTAACGTAGATAAAGTATTAGACACTTTTGGTAGAAAGGTAGTACAGACTGCTAGAGGTATATTGAACGCTAAAGGCAAAAACGCTAGTGGCGATTTAGGTAGTAGTCTAGGGTACTTTATTAAAGTTTATCCATCAGGTGCAATAGATATGTCTTTTGTAGCAGAGGGGTACGCTAAGTTTGTAGATAAAGGGGTACAGGGTAGTAAGTCAAGTGCTAAAGCCCCTAAATCACCTTATAAATACAGTACTAAACAACCACCATCAGGTGTAATAGATAAGTGGGTAGTACGTAAGGGGTTAGATGGTATAAGAGATGAAAAAGGTAGGTTTATACCACGTAAGAGTTTAGTATATAGTATAGCTAGAAACATTAAGTTATATGGAATAAAACCTACTAACTTTTTTACTGATGCTTTTAACGTAGCGTATAAAGACTTACCACAAGCATTTATAAAGGCTTATGCTAATGACACACAACAATTTTTAAAATTTGTAAGTAAAGAAATAGAATAATGGCAGTACAATTAAAAACGACAATGACAAGCGATGCAGATAAACTTGCACCAGCTTATTCAGATATTGTCATATATGCAGAAAATATACCTGTTTGGATTATAAATTTATATAACATAAAATACATTTGTCAAGTATATATAAATGGTGTATTAATAGCTACACTAAAAGCCCCTTTAGATAATTATAATAAAGCTATATTTAGAATAGCACCTATTTTACAAGATTATACAGAAACAGACAAAAGTGGTTATGATTTAAATGGTATTAATAGTACCTTTGGTGGTTCTACTATGCAAAATGTTAATCACTCAATACACCAAATAGATAAATATGCAAGAAATAGAAATAACTTAAAAAATTGTTTTTGTATTGGTGGGTACGAATATAGCAATACTCCTAGTGGTACTATAATACAAGTTTTATCATTAGCAGATGCTTTACAACCTGAAGTTAGTTTTAACTTTTTTAATTCAGTACTACAACATAAAGACGGTTATAGTAGTCAAGATTTTAGTGATTATTTGTTAACAGGAAGTAACAAAAAGTTTTTATCTAAATTTCGCAATTTATACATTATAGGTAATTCTATTTTTGGTCAAAAAATACAGTTAGGGCAATATCATACATTAGGCTTTTTAAATGGTAAGCATTACTTAGATAGTGAAGTTACAAGAATAAGAATACAAACTTATGATAGTACTGATACTTTATTAAGTACAGATTATGTAAATAATACTTCTATTTATGGGGGTGCTACATTTGATGCGACAATAGGTATATCAAACACAGATGAGGGTTTGTTATACTTCGGTTGTGGTACAGCACAATTAGAAGAACTTGGTGTAACTATGACTAACGTAGCTTATTATTATGTGCAAGCCTTTAATGTTAATACAGCAGTAAGTAATGCTTACAGATTTGATATACAAGATGCAGACTGCAAAGGTTATGAAACAATAAGATTAGCATTTTTAAATAGTTTAGGTGCTTGGGATTATTACAACTTTACAAAAAAATCAGTAAGAAAAACACAAATAAATAAAAGCCCTATAAAACAAAACTATGGATATACACCGTACTTTTCTACCACAGAAATAGGTGATGCTTTTAATTTCAAGTATTATAATCAAGGAACTTATGACGGTGGTACAAGAGTGTTTAATACTAATGCAACAGAAACAATAGAAGCTAATACAGACTTTATAACACAAGATGAAGCAAGTATTTTAGAAGAATTGTTTTTAAGTCCTGATGTATATATGCAAACAGGTAATACTTTTGAACCTGTTGTTATTAATGAAACAGAATACATAAAACAAACTTCTGCAAATGATATGTTAAAGCAATATATTATTACAATAGAAAAAGGACATAACACAAGAGTACAAAGACTATGATAAGACTAGTAGTACAAAATCAAGTAACAGGTAGCCTACAAGAATTAGATACTTTTGGTAATGAAAACATATCGTTAACATTACAAGTAGATGATGTAAGAGATATAGAAAGTAAACACGCTAGTTATTCTAAAGACTTTAACTTACCAGCTACTAAAAATAACAATAAGTTTTTTGAGCATTACTATAATCTTGATAGGTATAAAACTAATTTCAACGCATACAAGAACGTAAAGGCTTATCTTTATTCAGATGAAGTATTAGTATTAGAGGGTTTTTTAAGGCTCTTAAACGTAGTAGATAAGGACACAGAAATAACATATAATGTAGTATTGTTTAATGATGTAGCTAACATTATAGAAACTCTTGCAGATGCTACTATAAAAGATTTAGACCTTAGTGATATAGACCATAATATAACTGAAAGTAATGTATATAATAGTTGGTCAGCAACAGGTGTAACTTTAGAAGCTGGTGGTACAAGTATAGTACCTTTTTATCCATTAACTAATAATGGTAATCTAATAGCAGATATAAACGGTGAAATATCTATAAACCCTTATGAACATTATATATTAAATGTGCAATTAAAATATATAATAGATAAGATATTTAATTATGCTGGATTTACTTATAATAGTTCATTTTTCAATAGTACATTATTTAGTGAAATATATTTTGACACTACAATAAATACAGATATAGGTGATGATAATATAACAAATGTAATTATAGCAACAGGAGTAGATAATGTTAGCCCACAGTTAGCTTTAGGTTGGAATAGTGCCTATGACTTTCCATTACTAAACTATACTAATGAAACAGGTGATGATAATAACGATTTTAACCACGATACAAGCGTATTTACTGCACCTTTTGATTGTATATTAGATATTAATGCTTTTATATATGTAGATAATAATTTTGCTTTTGGTTCACAAATTAATCTAAACGTAAACACAGTAAACTTATTAGGCAACCCTGTTTATTATGTTATAGATACCACCTACGCACAACCTAATACACAATCAAGTTTATTATTGAATGGTCAAGTAATAGTGCCACAAGGGGCTACTGCTTTTATAGGTTTTACTTGCCCTAACAACGCTGGTGGCGACCAAGTATATTTTATACCATCACCTTTTCAAGATTATAGATTAACTTTAAAAGTTTTGCCTTATAATTTAACAGACGAAGCTATAAATACAAGGTTAGGTGATATTAAGTTAGCTGATATAATTAAAGATGTTACTAAATTATTCAATTTAACTATTGAAAGTCAAAACAACAATACACTATTAATAGAACCTTTTGACACCTACACTTCTAATTCAAAAATAGTAGATTGGACTAAAAAAATAAATAGTAATGAATTTATAATAGAGCCAATAGATATACCTAAAAGAATAGAATTTAAACACGCTTTAGAAGATGATGATTATATGAAAAATCGTTACAATAAAGCTAATGTTATAGATTATGGTTCACAAGTATTAGAATTTGATGTAGATAATGATGAAATAAAAATAATAGAAACAGAAGTGTTTTCTGCACCATATATATTTAAGATAAATGGTACTAATATATTTACACAATGGATAACTAAATATGAAGATGGCACGCACGTACCTTATGACAATAAACCACGTTTAGTATTCAAAAGAAATACAATATATGATGATAATGTATTTTATGATAATGATGAATTTTTTAGCACAGGTAGTTGGGAAACAAACTATGCTAACGCTACAATGTATGATGATGATTTAGTAAATGCTACTTCTCAAACTAATAGTTTATTGTTTGGTTTGATTAATACTACAAATTTAGATAGTGTTTTAGCCACACAACCAACAAACACTTTATTTAATGTATATTGGTTTAATTACATTAATGAAAAATATAATTTTAATAATGGTTTAATACTAAAAGCAGAATTTTATTTAAAACCTACTGATATATACAATTTTAGTTTTGCTGATAAAGTAAAAATACAAGACCAACTATACAGGGTTAATAAAATAGAATACAATACAGATAAAAATAGTTTAGCCAAAGTAGAATTACTAAGAATATGAGAAAAATACATAGTATAGATAGTACAGGTAAGATATTATTTGTAGATGATAAAGGAACAAGTACAACAACAGGAACTACCGAAGATTGCTCGGCTTATGGCTATGAATTTATAAATGGTATTTGTAGAATACCTACTGCAAAAGATGTAAAGAGTACAGAAAGTAATTTTGTTAATGGTAGAGGTAACAAAGTATATGGCAAAAACAATTATGTTTTAGGTAGTGGCAATAAAATATACACAAGTAATTCTTATGCCATAGGTAAAGAACACTATATAAATAAAAACTCACAATTTGGTGTAGCAATAGGTGTTAACGCTTATATAGATAATTATGGTGAAATAGCTATGAGTTGTGCAAACACACCTAATAGAGCAAAATATACTATTTTACAATTTGATGGTATTACTACTAATGCAACAGTAACAGAATTATTTTTAGGCAATAGTACAGGTGAAAGATTTAAAGTTAATACAGATTATGAAAGTGTTTATGCAATAGATTATAGTGCTTGTGCATTAAACCCATCATTAAATTTAGTGTGGACTGAATATGGACACGCTACCTATAAATATGTAAATAGCACATTAACAGAAGTAGGACATCAAAAAGGAACATTAATTAGAGATAGTGCATTAGATTATGCTTGTGATTTTTCACCACAAATATCTGTAACCCCCCATATTTCGGTAGATGTTCAAGGTGAAGCTGGACATACTGCATATTGGACAGTAGTATGTAGAATAACAGAAGTAAGATATGTATAAAGCAACAGAATTTAAACTAATAGGCGATATTATCAAAGTAGGATTTAGTGCATTTAAAGATGTACTACCTTTGATAACTAAATATAAAGATAAAACAGATTATAACGATATAATACTAGGTAAATGGCAAATCAAGAAGAAGTAATAATGAAGTTAATCGCTGATGTAGGCGATGCTAAAAAAGACTTAGAACAAGTAAAAAAATCTGTACAAGACATAGGTGGGGCTAGTAAAACTACTGCAAAAGCCACAAGTGGTATTAGAGATGGTATTAAGGGTGTAGGTGTTGCACTTAAAGCTGCTGGTATTGGTTTAGCACTTAAAGCATTTCAGATGCTTAGTGAAATCTTTATGAAGAACCAAAAAACTGCTGACTTCTTTAATACTGCATTTGAAGCTACAAGTATAGCCATCAATGACTTTGTAAACTTTGTATTTAATAATTTCGGTAGGGTTGCAGACTTCTTTAAAGAAGTTTTTGAAAACCCTGTTGAGAATTTAAAGGCGTTAGGTACTGCAATCAAAGATAATCTAATAGAACGCTTTAATAGTGCAATAGAAGTGGCTGGTTTACTTGCTAACACTATAAGTTTGTTAGTAGCTGGTAAATTTAAAGAAGCTGGTATAACTATCAAAGAAGCTGGTAAAGAAATGGTTGATGTAGTTACAGGTGTTGATGGTACAGTAGATAAAGTATCAGAAACATTTACGGAAGTAACAGATGCAGTAGTAAATTATGCTAAAGGTACTATTGAAGCAGCAAAAGCTAATGTAGAGTTAAATAAAGCAGCAGAAATTGCAGAGGTAAGAATACAAGGTCTAATTGAAAAGTATGATAGAGAGGCTGAAATTTTAAGACAAAGAAGAGATGATGAAAACGCTAGTTTTAAAGATAGAATAAAAGCCAATGAAGAACTTGGTGTAGTTTTAGAAAAACAAAATAAACAAATGTTAGAGCAACAACAAATTAGAGTTGCTGCTGCACAGGTTGAGTATGATAAATTATCTAACGATGAGAATTTAATAGCTTTAATGCGAGAGCAAAATGAATTAGCAGCTATTGAAGCACAAATTACAGGTTTTCGTTCAGAGCAATTACAAAATGAAAGTTCTTTACAACGAGAGTTACAAGATGTAAAAAAAGAAATAGCATTAGAGGGTGTAAGCCAACGAGAAAGAGAGTTATTAGAAGTAGAGCAACAATATGCTGAATTATTTAGACTTGCTAAAAATGCTGGTGAAGATACTGTAAAATTAGAAGAACAAAAAGCATTAGCCATAAATGAAATACGCAGACAACAAGCTATGGCAGATTTACAAGTAGCATCAGATAGTTTAGAAAACATAAAATTACTATTAGGCGAAGAAACAGAAGCTGGTAAGGCAGTTGCAGTAGTGCAATCTACTATAAACACTTATCAAGGTGTATCAGAAGCGTTAGCATCTGCACCACCACCATTAAACTTTATATTAGCTGCTACAACATTAGCTGCTGGACTTCAAAATGTAAATAAGATACTATCAGTACAAGAGCCACAGTTTGCACAAGGGGGTTTAGTAGGCGGATATGGCACAGGTAGTAGTGATAGCGTGTCTGCAAGACTATCTAAGGGCGAAAGTGTTATAAATGCTCGTAGTACAAGAATGTTTAAGCCACTTTTAAGTGCAATTAACGAAGCTGGTGGTGGTAGGTCATTTTCAAGTAGTGAGGGGGTAGGTGGTGTTACTATGGGGGTTGTAAAAGCCTTTGTAGTAGCTGATGATATGACTAAGCAACAAGATAAATTAAGTAAAATAAGAAGAAAAGCAACAATTTAAAAATAATATTATGCCTTGTAAAGAATGTGATAACGGAAAGTATAAATGGGGTAATGGCGATTGTAAATACGACACCTTACAAGAGTGTGAAAATGCACACCAAAATTATGACATAGTAGAACTTATTGTAGATGAAAACAATGAAGAACTAGCAATAGATGCTATTTCTTTAGTAACATCACCAGCAATAGAAACAGACTTTGTATATTTCAATGCTACTGAAAGCAATTTAACACTTGCTAAGGTAAACGAAGAACAAAGATTGTTAGTAAGTCCAGCTTTAATACCTTACAAACAGATATATAGATACGATGCTAACAAAGATAGAAACTACTATGTGTATTTTACTGCTGATACAGTACGTAAAGCAGCCGAAGCGTATATGAAACATCACAATACTAACAACGCTACCTTACAACACGAAGAAAAGGTAACAGGAGTGCATACAGTAGAAAGTTGGATAGTAGAAGATAGCAAAAACGATAAGAGTAACTTATATGGCTATGAATTGCCAAAGGGTACTTGGTTTGTATCTATGCGAGTAAATAACGATGAGGTATGGGAACGTATCAAGAGTGGTGAACTAAAAGGTTTAAGTATAGAGGGTTATTTTGTCGATAAAATGGAAAAGCTAAGTTTAGAGCAAGAACCTACTGATGAAGAAATTTTATTAGCATTAGCAGATATATTAGATTTAGAAAGCTATACTGACTATCCTGAAAGTGCTAGTAACAATGCAAAGAAAGCTATTGAGTACAAAGAAAAAAATGGTAGCGATTGTGGTACACAAGTAGGTTGGACTAGAGCAAGACAGTTAGCAGATAGAAAGCCTATAAGCAGAGATACTATTGCTCGTATGGCTTCATTTAAAAGACATCAGCAACATAAAGACGTACCCTATTCAGAGGGTTGTGGTGGATTAATGTATGATGCTTGGGGTGGTACAAGTGGTATAGAGTGGGCAATAAGAAAATTAGACCAAATAGACCGAAAATAAAACAAAACAACACTAATTATATTTTATATTATGGACAATAAATTTTATAACGAACTTAGTAAGTTTAAGAAAGCTGAAAATACTAAATCAGTAGAACTTGAAAAGGTAGAATTAGCTACTGTAAAAGACCTTATCGAACAAGGTAAAAATGCAAAAAAACTAATAGCTAAAGCTGAAAAAGAATTAAACGCATTAAAAACACAAGCTAAAATAACTGCTGATGCTATTGATAATTTTATAAATGAGCCTTACTTTCAAATAACACAAAACATACGTAAAGTAAGACAACAAGCTAAAGAATTAGGTGTAGATTTGCCTAACGAATTAGAAGATGCTTATAAAATAGTAGATAAAGCAAGAGGTGAACTTGGAAATGGCAGAGCGTCAAATTGGTTTAAAGAAATAAATAAATTATAAAATGGATTTAAAAGAACGCATAAAAGTTGCTTTAGGTATAGATACCGAAGAACAAGAAGTAAAATTAGCTTATGAAGCTAAATTAGTAGATGGTACTATCGTAGTATCAGAAGCTGATGAATTAGCAGAGGGTGTAGTACTTAACATCTTATCAGAAGATGGCGAGCAAACTCCAATGCCACAAGGTACTTACTCATTAGAAGATGGTACAGAGTTTTCTACTGACGAAAACGGTGTAGTATTAGAAGTATCTGCTAAAGAAGAAGAAGAAGTTGAGCAAGAAGAAGAAGAAGAAGAAGTAGAAATGGAAAAAGAAACTTCTAATGATGAAACTATGCTTGAAGAAGTTGGTAACGTAGTAAGAGAATTACTAGAAAACGTAACTAACGAAATTAAAACTATCAAAGCTGAATTAGATGAACTAAGAGGTGAAAACTTAGCTAAAGACGAAAATATTGTTGATTTGCAAAACGAAAACCTTGAATTATCTAAGCAAGTTGAAGAATTAGGTAGCGAGCCTAGTGCAGAGCCTGTAAAGTCGCACAAATTTGCTTCTAATTCACCTAGAATTGAATTGAGTAAAGCAGAATATATGAAGTTATCTGCTCAAGAAAAATATATGTATAACCTAAATAAATAATAAGAAAATGGGATTTTCAATTACTTCAAATTATGCTGGTGAACACGCTGGACAGTATATTGCTGCTGCGTTAAAATCAGCTACATCACTTGAATACTTAACTGTATTAGAGAATGTTAAATTTAAAAGAAACATTACTAAAGTTGCTGGTGCTTCTTTGGTAGCTAACGCATCTTGTGATTTTTCTGATGCTGGTACACTTACTTTAACTGAAAGAGTACTTAACCCAAAAGAATTACAAATTAATGTTGATTTGTGTAAAAAAGACTTACTTGCTGATTGGCAAGCTGCTCAAATGAGAGCTGGAGCTCACAATAGAGATATGTCAGGCGATTTTACTGCTTTTGTTATGTCTTACCTTAGTGGTACTATTGCTGATGCAGTAGAAAGCTCTATATGGAGTGGTGCAGAGGCTACTGCTGGACAGTTTGAGGGCTTCTTGACTGCTTCAACAGGTTACTTTGCTAATGACGGTACTGTTGGTACTGATAGTGCTGCTGGTGCTTATACTGCTTCAAACATTATCGGTGAATTACAAGACTTAGTTGCTGCCGTACCAGCACAAGTTTACACTAAAGAGGATTTATATATTTATATGAACCCTAAAACTTACCGTTTTTACATTTCTGCTATTTCAGCTTTAAGTGCATTTCCTTTCAATCATATGGGGCAATATACTCCTGAATTTGAGGGTGTTAAAATTGCAGTTTGTCAAGGTTTACCTGACAACCAAATGGTAGCTGCTCAAAAATCTAACTTATTCTTTGGTACAGATTTAATTTCTGACCACTCTGAAATCAGAATGTTAGATATGGCTGACTTAGATGGTTCTGATAACATCAGAGTTGTAGCTAAGTTTACAGGTGGAGTTCAGCACGGTGTAGGTGCAGACATTACTCACCAATCATAATTAAAATAAGTACAGGGGGGTTAATAGCCCCCCTTAACTAATAAAACACAAAGAATATGGCTTGTGAATTAACAACAGGTAGAAGTTTAGATTGTAAAGACATCATAGGTGGTGTTAGAGCAGTTTACTTTTGTCAATTAGAAGATGCTACTGTTACTCATAGTGCTGGTTCTATTTCTGATTTAGATATTACTACAAACTTGTTTAAATACAACGTAGTAAGGGGTACTGCTTCATTTACCGAAACAGTAACTGCTAGTGCAGAGAATGGAACTGTATTTTATGAGCCATCAGTCAATGTAAAACTACACAAACTAAGTGTAGCAGACCAAAACGAAATAAAACTTTTAGCACAAAATAGATTATTGGTATTTGTAGAAACAAACGCTATCAATTCTAGTGGCAAAAGAGTTATCTTTGGTTTAGGTGTTACTAATGGTATGGAACTTACCACAGGTACTGCTAGTAGTGGTGTAGCCTTTGGTGATATGAACGGTTACGATTTAACTTTCGTAGGTATGGAAGATAGCCCAGCTTTAGTTGTTGCTGACTATACTGATGAACCATTTGATAACGCTGCATTTACTGTAACTGTATCATAATTATCAATATAATTTAAGAAAAAGGTGGGTTTTTCCCACTTTTTTTTTGACTAATTGTAAATAAAACAGAGTTATTTATATTTTATATTATGATACACATAGTTAAAGGCGAAACTAACAACATACCTGTAACACTTAAAGAAAAAAGAATTAATGATAGTGGCACTACTGTTTACTATTATATGAAGTTAGTTAATGATATGACTAAAGAAGAATATTATACTTATGGTTCAATGACACATTACAATAGATATTCTAACTTTGCTTTTAACGATGCAGTAGGTTCACCACCTAATACTTTACCTAATCACGATGGTTTCTATACTTATACTATTTATGAGGTAACAGATTTAGGTTTTGGTAATGATGGTGATGCTTCTTTAACTGATAGTTTAGTAGTAGAAAAGGGCAAAGCGTATGTATCTAACGAA